TTATCACCATCTACTTTGATTACATAGTAGATGCCGCCTTCTGATAGTCCACCTATAGCGGTACCACCGCCTGCAGAGTATGCGATCTGATCACCAGTATTTAAACCATGGCTCGATATGGTGATCTCATTGTTTGAACCACCCACTGCTGTAGCAGCATTGAATGTTAATAACGTTGAAGAAGATTCATTGAATATACCAGCTTCTGTGATTGAACCTATACCTACACCATTACCAAAAGTAGCAGTAAACACTGCGCTTGTACCTGAAACTGTAGCAGTAGATAAGCTAACTCGTGCTAGCTCATTGAATAGTTGGATCTGTGTAGAGTCAGCTGTAGTGGAGCTTGAACCGATAGCCATATAGTTCATCACGTCAAGCGTGTTACTGGCTAACCTTGATGCTATGAAGTTTTTACCCAACGTCACTATAAGGTTATTAAACTCTTCTGAATAGATTAGTTCTTTATTTTCATTGTATTTTTGTATCAACAACTTACCAGTTAATACAACGCTGTCTTTTAACATTTAGTGCTCCTTTATTCTATCCAGTAAACGTATGTGTCTCTGGAGGATTATAGTGTTCTGATGGGTCCATGTATACTTGTGAATCGTATGGATCAATACCGATTAGACCACTACCAGTACCAGGTGTTAGATAGTCTGTTATCGTAGGTATATTTATAGTGGTAAATGTAGCTTGTGATATCCATTGACCTACTTCATTTGTAGCCCCAACTATTGGTCCATAAGTATTTTGTATCTGGAACTCTCCAAACAAGGCAGTACCTGCTGGATGTAGGTAAGACTTAAGTATGTTTATGTAGTCACTTAGTCTTTCGTTTACTGTTACTATGTATGAGTACTTTTGATACTTATAGCTGTCTTGGATGACTATATCATCATCAAGGAACCCGTTATTGGAACTGTAGTAGCCTTGGTATTTTGCTACAGCTCCTATAGTAAAACCAATCAATAAGTAGTTAGGAGCTACTGTCTTACTAGTGTTAGCTTCTTGATAGAACTGCTGTAGTATTTCGCCCACATATGTAGGGTCTTGATAATCAGTCTCATCATAGTTAGGGTTAATGATATAACCATAGTCAGCAAATTGGTTTATGATACTATCATTGTTCAAGCTGTATTGGGTAGTTCCATCTTTGTCTATCTGTAACGTGGATGGTGTAGATATGGCTTGGTTTGACTGTAATAAGTAAAAGTCAGTGGTATACCCGCAACCAAACTCAATGTTTGTTACAGCAGTTACCCCTCCCACATTATTGACGGCTGTCACCTTAAGCTTTTGTGTTATGATAGAACCATTTGATATCGTATTACCAACTATCAAGTCACCTACCCTGAACCCGTTACCAGGATTTGCTATGTAGTATGATACGGTAGTTGGGATTATCTTACCGGTTACACCTGTGAAGGTAACAGTATAGCCAGTCTTTATATCACCATAGTAGTTTCTATCAATAAAGATCTCATAGATGTTATCTCTCACATAGTTTACACGTACTACTATGACCTTTATGATTTGGTTTGGGCCGTTGATATCGATCCTATTTCCAGGAAGTGTATTGATATCAGCAGTAGATCCTGTAGTATCAACGAAGATTGATATGTCTTGTTGCCATTGACCGCTTGATGGGATCAATACTGATTTCCATGGGTATGATACATCAGCTGTCTTATTATATAAGATCTTAAATAAGAACTTGTATGCTTCTTCAACACCCTTCTTAGTGAATAACTCTTTAGCTTTCCTTAAGAATAGCCTTTGATCGATGTATGGGTATGTTGTGCCATAGATATCAAGTTCGTTCTTAAAGTACTGTATGAAAGAATCTAACGTCTCGTCGATGTCTCTTAAGCTTTGGATATCTTTATACTCATACTCATCTTGATAAGCATAGTAAGCTTCTATAAACTCTACGAATAAAGGGTACTGAGACCTGATAAATTCAGGTATCTGTTTAGTGACCGCAGTATGTAGAGGTATGTTTGACATTAGTTATAGCTTGATGTGAATACGAAGTTAGAACCACCTGATGAGTTACCAACTGATGGCTTATCAATCACCACGTTAACGTTGATGTTAGCCGTTGGTATAGTAACTAGTTGGTTACGGACAGACACCACGTCATTTGATTGAGGTTTGATGTTTAATAAGAATAACCCACCAGCTTGACTTAGATCGATGCCTGTGATCTCAAGGTCCGACATGATGATGTCACCATTACTATAGTTGACTGAACCAAAAGTACGTACGTACGTCTTCACGTCTCCATTATAGTAGAACATCCTTAGCTGCCCAGTCGTACCACTTCCTGGCAAGTCTTCTATGTACATCTTGTTAGTGTTATTAGGGATATAGAAAGCTGTTGATAGGATAGATTGTTCTGCAACACCTGCATTATAGATCGGGTTACCAAGGTTGATGGTATAAGTTGCAGTAGTGTTATACTGTACAGCAACTTCCCTTTGTAGCTTAATAGTAGTGATGTTAGATACGATCGATGGCTCTGTCGCGTCTATCTGTGATGATAAGTTTGAGAACCTAAAGATACCAGTAAATGATTCAAGGTTCTTAGTATTATAAGCTTGGATAGTTTGAGATACCAATGTCTTGATATCACTGCTTTGTAGAGATGTTAAGTTAGGGTTATAGTATACTGTAGTGTTTACCTCAAGGTTGATGTACTCCGGATCAACGATGACCGGTGTTATGGATACTACGTTTAATGGCGCTAGCAATTCATTGATGATGTATGTCTTATCAGTCTCAGTTAAGTATTGTGATGACTTTGGTTGGATAGATAAGAATACTTGACCATACACTGGAGGGACATTACTCTCTCCTCCCCATACGTTGACTGACTGGGCGTTTGAGTAGTTATTGAGGATGATGGTTTGATAATCGTTTGCAGTTACAGCTCTATTCTGTGTATTGAATGCTCTTGGTGCATTGAACCTAATTGATTCGATCGGCTCAACGTCTGAACCACCTTCTGCAGGTGTGAGTGTAGTTACAGCTACTGATCCACCCAATAGTGTTGGACCAGTGTATAAGAATATGTTTGCACCGTTTGGAGCATCAAGGTGTGTTATCATGTAGTTGATGTTAACTACGTTGCCGTTTGATAGTGCTTTACCTATGACTCCGTTACCAAACTCTATCTCATACTGTTGTCCTTGTATCTCTTTTACAAAGTATACTGCTGATTCACCGTTTAAGTTTGTTATGTTCTCTTCGTTTATGAAGGAAGTAAACACTGATGAAGTAGAGTTATCTTGTACACGCACGTTTAATGTAGATAAGTCAACTGGATTATTAGGTATGATGTATTGTACACCATCCGCTACAGTATAGCTATAGTTTAAATTTACACCTTCTGTTAACTTAACATTTGTAAAAGTATATGTAGACCCACTCAATGATGCTTGGATAGCTTCCATGTTATAGAAAGTATAAGTAGTGCCGTTTACGTTTGATGTAAATGAGCTCATCGCTGGGATGATAAGGGTTGCTGGTGTAGTAGTAGTTGCAGACACAGTGATGTTGACTGTTGCTGTCGCGCATCTTGCAGAGTAAGGTACGTAACCGATCTCCTTAGCTCGTGATACAACAGATGCCCTCTTACTTGCAGAGTCAAGGAACGATTCGTTTACAGCAAGATTAGTGTATAAGCCGTTGTAGTGTGTATTGTAGGCAAGGATGTCTAGTAGTACTGATAAGCCAGAACCATTGAAGTTATAGTCAGAAAACGTGCTTTGACCTTGTAAGTATGTTTGGATGTTAGCCTTGATCTTGTCAAAGTCTAATTCAGATACTGATATGTTGTTATTTGCTGGCATTATCGGCTTCTCGTTAAAATGATATCTACAGCTATCGGTGTAGATGTGTTTACAATAGTAAATGTTACTGACACATAGACTTCATTATTATCTGGTGAGAGTGTGACTAGTACATCTATCAAGTTAACTCTTGGTTCAAAGTTGATGATGACGTCTTGTATAGCTCTCTTAAGTAATACGTTGAGCATCGGTGTTGCTGGCTCAAATAATAAACCTCTTACCTGTGATCCAATCTCTGAATGGAATGGCCTCTCATAGTTTTGTGTAAGCACTAGGTTCTTTACAGAAGCCTTGATGTCTTCTGCATCATACTTGATATTAACATCATGCGTGACAGGGTGCATCGCGAACGATAAGTCTATATCAGAGAATGTCCTTGTATTACGTGCCATTTATTATTTATGCCTATCCAAAGAATACGTTTTGTGAGCCTTGTGCTACTACAGACCCACAATCTATCGGGTCACCTATACGCATAGCAGCTCTTCCATTAATGAATACTTTACTTGATCCTTCTTGTCCTCTCCCATCATGACATATGATGGTACAACAATGTGTTTCCCATAGATCACCTACACGTGCAATACCTACACCGTTTGCAAACACGTTGCTAGATCCTTCCATCACAGTACGTGGTGGGAAACAACCATGTCCTGAACAAACATCACCAATCCTAGTTCCAGCTGCCATTATGCAATAGTACCATAAGAAGTAACACTTTGTACAGTAGTGAGGTTACCGTTTGAATCAAGCATAGCTACATGTACACCAGTAGTTCCAGTTAAGTACATGAATATTAGTTGTCCACTTGCACCTTGTAATACAGTCCAATTTGTTGTTCCGAATCCTGGTCCTGTTGGTCCTGATGCACCACCCGTTGGACCTTGAATACCTGTAGCTCCTGTTAAACCCGATGCACCTTGAGTTCCTGTAGCACCTGTAGCACCTGTTTTACCTGTGGATCCGCTTGCACCTGATGCACCACCAGTTGGACCTTGAATACCTGTTGCACCAGGCAAACCTGTAGATCCACTCGAACCTTGAGTTCCTGTAGCACCGCTTGCACCTATTGGTCCTGTTGAACCAGTAGCTCCTCTACCAGTCGCACCTATTGGTCCTGTTGCACCTGGAATGTTTGATACACCCGCTGGACCTGTAGATCCTGTCGGACCAGTAGCACCTGATGCACCGCTTGCACCCTGTGGACCTGATGCACCACCTGTATCTCCTTGCGGGCCTGTTGCTCCTGTATAACCTGTCGCTCCTGTCGCACCAGTATAACCTGTTGCACCTGTCGAACCAACAGGTCCTGATGCACCACCAGTTGGACCTTGAATACCTGTTGCGCCAGGCAAACCTGTCGCTCCACTTGCACCAGTAACACCTGTTGCACCTGTATATCCTGTAGCACCGCTTGCACCTTGATAACCTGTAGCACCTGTAGCACCAACACCGCTTGCACCTTGTGGACCTGTAGATCCTGTTGAACCTGGTAACCCTGCACCTGTAGCGCCAACACCGCTTGCACCTTGTGGACCCGTAGATCCTGTAGCGCCCGTTAATCCTGCACCTGTCGCACCTGTCGAACCTGTTAAGCCCGTCGATCCGCTCGAACCTTGGATACCTGTGGCACCTGTCGAACCTGTTAAACCTGTTGAACCACTCGCACCTTGATAACCCGTCGCTCCTGTAGTTCCAGTATAACCTGTGGCACCTTGTGGACCAGTTGCACCTTGTGGACCTGTAACGTTACCTACGTCAACCCATGATGCACCTTGCCAAACCCATAAGTGACCAGTATTAGTCGTGATGTATCCATCACCTATTGTATTTCCAGTGAGTGGTAGTAATGATGAGTTAGCAACAGAACCTTTAATCGTTACTGATTGACCGATAGGACCTTGTGCACCTGTTGCACCTGGAGTTCCTGTAGCTCCTGTGTATCCTGTGGCTCCAGTAGAACCTGTAGAACCTATCGGTCCTTGTATCGTTCCTGAAGCTAGTTGTTGTAGAGTTATCGTCATTTATTTTCCCTATACATACTCATAGATGATTACTATACCTGAACCACCTTGTCCGCCCGTTTGATATCCTGGAGTTCCAGCTCCACCACCTCCACCACCGCCTGCAGAACCAGGCCCAGCGTTTCCACCACCGTGTCCACCACCAAACCCGCTTCCAGATCCGAGGTAACCAGCACCGCCTTCACCACCACCTGTAGTAGAGTATATACCACCGCCACCTGCAGAGCCACCTGATCCAATCAAGTTAACGTCACCGCCTGTCGCAGTACCACCAGCACCACCCGCGTTTGTTCCTGCACCGCTGTTACCGTTTGATCCACCTGTACATGTTAGGAAACTACCAAACGTTGTCGTACCAGCTGGTCCACCCACAGTTATAGCAGTGATAGTAGATAGCACGTTTGACATGATCTTCTTGATCGCCATACCACCTCCACCTCCACCACCTCCACCATAGTATGCGGATCCTGCTGTGGTACCGTTTCCACCATTACCGCCTCCACCTACAGTGTGTACTACGATATAACCTGGGTTATTAACCGTCTTATCATATCCTGTTGCACCAGCAGTATTGAATGATGTTATACCTATTAAGATACCACTTAAACCTTGTGGGCCTGTCGCTCCACTTGCTCCTGTAATCCCTGTTGCACCCGTATAACCAGTCGCTCCTGTAGCTCCTGTAAACCCTGTTGCACCTGATGCACCGTCAATACCTTGTGGACCTGTAGAACCTTGTGGTCCTGTTGCTCCTTGATAACCAGTAGCACCACTTGCACCTGTGTCTCCTTGAAGACCACTTGCACCTATAGGACCTGTTGCTCCTGTATAACCAGTAGCTCCGCTTGCTCCATCTATACCAGTGGCACCGCTCGCGCCTTGGTATCCTGTAGCACCTGTATAACCTGTTGCACCTGTATATCCTGTCGCTCCAGTAGAACCATCATATCCACTAGCACCTGTTAACCCGGTAGAACCGCTTGCTCCTTGATAACCAGTGGCACCTTGTGGACCTGTAGCTCCTGTGTAACCTGTCGCACCCGTTGCTCCACTATATCCTGTAGCACCTGTTGAACCCGTATAACCTGTCGCACCTGTTGCACCAAACCCTGTAGCACCTGTCGCTCCTGGACCACCCGTTGCACCTGTTGCACCAGAAGGACCAACTGTTGATACTACTAACCATTGTGAACCGTCAAAGGTAAAGTATACTAGCACTCTAGCTATGTTGATGAGTAAGTCGTCATCATACCCATCGATGTTATGTCCATTACGTAGTATGGTTAATGGGTTTTGTTGCCAATTACCACCATCTTGTAATAGTATTGACATACCAGTCGTTGGTGTTGCTGGTAGTGTTATGCTAAAAGAACCACCGCTTGTATCAGCTATGATCTGGTCATACGCATACAAGGATGGGTCTAATACGATTGAATTCGTAACCCTCTGCCAATGTAGACCTGGTTGTACCCAACTCCTTGTACCATCAACGTTTGATGCTAGTACATAGCCGCTGTACGCTGGTAGTCCTAAGTTAGGTTCTGCTTCTGATAGTTGTAAAAACTCATACCTGTCTGGTGATACACCAGA